AGTTATATATTCGTTGTCAATAATCCCTGATTCAGTTAAGTTGCTTGCAATCTTTGCCGCCAATGCGCCAGCAAGACGAGGATTAGCTTGTACTTTACCGAGGTCAATCAATGCGTCTTGACCAGCTTTGCTTGTCATTGCTTTTGAGATAAAACGTGGTGTCAACAATAGTACACCTGTTGTCGTGATGATTTCAGGTAAATTGTTTTGAATCTTATCCTGTACGTCCGTCGGCAACAACAGAAATCCACCACCTAATGTACCTGCTTGAGCAGCAAAACGTGTACCTTCTAAAACAGTTCTGTTACGGATAATCTGTGACGCAGCACCCTCGTCAAGACCAAACTTAGCAGCGCCGAGAATGTCTTGCAATGCCTTCCTCTCACCGGGTGCTTTAAACAAATAGTTAAATCCTTCAGCAAATGCTTTATCTTTCTCCAGTGTCTGTGATAACTTTAGAACATTCTCAGGAGAAGACATGACTTGGTCAATAAATCCAAACTTCAAACTATTTATTACATCTGTTTTTTTGTACTTATCAACTTGAGCAACTGCTTTAAACACATCACGGATACGAGAAGGTGACTCAGCATTAAACAAGTATTTACCCACTTGTTCTGGCTCCATGTCCAATGCTTTAGTTAGGGTATTATTATATAAACCGTTCATTCCCTCTTTATAAGCCGCTTGTGTGTTTTGATAGGTTTGTACTAACGCCTTTGTTTCTGGTGTTTTCTTTAAATACGGATTAAAACCAGTTTGTCCTGTAACCATGGCGTTTGGGGACTCCGCTGCAGACGGTGTAAATTGTAGTCCCTGCCCTTCGACACGTTTACGAGTGCTTCCAACTAACGCAAAAGAATCATCCATAGCCTTGCTAATTGCATTTTCGTACCTTGAATATCCAGCAGACAGTGTCGTTGCCTTTCCGCCCGCTTCAACTTTGTCCCTTGCAGCAGCCCCGAAGTTACTACGAATATCGTGAGCTACTCCGAAGTCTACAAAATCATCTTGTTTTAAAATATCTTCAAGAATAGACTTCTTATCTGCTCCTGCTCCCGCAAATTTACGTACCTTGTGCTAACCTGTCGTATTCTTTTTGTGCTTGTGCTTTTAAAGAACGCATATCAACATAAGCGCCTGTGTCTTGAGATAGCTTTTCATAGAACGGACGGTGGACAGATTTAAACTCATCACGAGCGACATTAATAGCAGCTTTAAAGTTGTCGCCCAAAGCCATTTGAGTTGGGTCGCCCTGCTTTAGAGCCATCTTAAACGGTTCAGACACATCTAGCTTTGTCTTAAACTCGTCCACGCCTTCTTGAATAGCACGTTTAACATTCTTCTCTTGTTCTCTAAAGGCAGCAGCACCTGTACCGCCACGAGCAACTTCTTCAATGCCGATGTCTACGTTGCTGCCTGTTAATTGCGCTCTTGTTAAAGTAGCACCACGCTCAGACAAGAAACGCTGTGCTGCTTCACGAGCCGCTTCTGGTGTTTTGTCTTTTAAGAAAGGTAAGAACGAAGCAAGATATGGCTGCGCTATTTTAAATGTCTTACCAGCAGCGCCAAAGACTAGATTACCGCCTACGTCAAAAGCAGCGTTAGATACCAATTCACCTAAGACTCTATCCTGCGTAGGCGCTCTATCGGCTGTAAGTCCTTCGGCTGTTAAACCAGCGACTGTACCGACACTTGAACCAATTAGCGAAGGAGCCAATGTACGGGCTGCGCTACCAAACATACCAACATTTTTAGCTGTTTGACCAAGTGTTAGTATAGGACCAATATACGGTGCTTTTTGTAAAGCAACACCGCCCACAGTTCCTAGCAGACCGCCAATAGCTGGTAGTGGGGATTCTTCAGTCGGAGCAACTTGACCTTCTTCAGTCAAACGATACGTCTTTTGTTCGCCACCCTCTAAAGGGCTTTTGTATTCTTCTCTGCCACTAATGTAATCTAAAAAGCTCATTATAGTCCTTCTATTTGAAGTTCTTTTGCAAGTTTCTGTGCTTCAGCTTTCTGAGCATCGGTTAGTTTTTTACCAGACTTATAAATAGCTTCAAGTTCAGTAAATCGTGATGCTTTGTTCTTAGCAATGTACGGATTAAACCCAGATATTTTACCATTGTTCTGCGCCCGATACTTTTCACCAGCTTCATAAGAAATCTCAGAAGACCGTAAGTCCTGATTAATTGTGTTC